CGCCCGGTCCGGGACCGGCACGAGCCTCTCGTGGCCACCTTTGCCGGACAGGCGGGCGGTGCGCCTCTCCTGGTCGACGTCGTCGAAGGTGAGACGGACCAGTTCGATGCTGCGCAGCCCCATGTCGAGCATCCACGTGAGCACGAACCCGGCCCGGGTGTCGGGGGCTCCGGCGATGACGGCGGCGGCGCTGTCTCGGCGCAACGCCCTCGGGAGCTGGTGCGGCACCCGGATCCGAGCGATCCCGATCGTCGGGTCGGTGGTGGCGTAACCCTCGAAGATCATCCACGCCCACCACACCCTCAGCTTGGAGAGATGGCTGCGGCGGGTGGAGGCCATGAAGCCGGGGCGGTACAGCCACGCCTCGACGTCTTTGCGGGTCACCTCATCGGGTGGGACGCCACCGACCGAACGGGCGAAGGCGAGGAGCTGGGGCCGTTCCGCCACGACGGTGCCGGCGGCGAACTGGCCGGCCCGCTGGCGGGTACGGATGTAAAGGCGGGCGAGGTCGTCGAGCGTAGGCTCGGGCATTGTCACAGCCTCTCGTTAGGTTGTGGCCGGGCCCGGGGCAGTTCACGCTGCGCCCGGGCCACTGCTGGTCCGGGGTCGGGTCCGGTGGTACCCGGCCAGCGTGCCTCGCTGGCAGCGGGGCCGCAAGGGGCCCCGACCCTACGGCTCGTTGTCTCTCAGGCCGACTTCGCCGGGTCCACCGCGATCCTTGCGGTCAGCTCTCCCGCTTGATCCGTTCCCACACCTCGGTGACCCGGGCGGTGGTCTGGATCCGCCACCGTTCCCGGATGGCGTCGGCGACTCTCGGGGCCCATTCGTGGTCCGGCGGGTACTGGGCCACCATCCCGGCGACGAGCTCCTCGAGCTGGGCGGGGCTGAGGTGGCCGAGGTAGGTGCCGTCGATCTGGTCGGCCAGGTCGACCCAGACGCGGGTCTCAGCCTCGGTGAGGGGGACGCCCGGGTCCGGGTTGCTCACTTGAGCTGCCAGGCGATCTGGTGGGCGATGTGGAGCGGGTCGGCCTTCTCGTTGAACGTGTTGTTGACCTGGACGGTGCGACGCTGCGACGACGTCTTCTCCAGGGTGGCGACGGCCCGTTCCAGGGAAGCGATGGACGAGCCGTACCCGCCCACACCACCGCCGCCGCCGCCGACGGGGACGCCCCAGGTGCCGCCGGTGGCCATCGGGACGACCCTGGCCCCGAAGGCGTTGGCGACCTGGGCGACGAGGGCCATCGACCCGGCCCGCTTCGACGCTGCCAGCGGAATATACGCCTCACCGCCGGTTTCCGGTTCGGCCCACACCCGCCAGGCGCCGGCCGGGGCGACCTGGGCGAAGTGGCCTTCGGCGTGGGGGTGGACCGGCATCCCGAACTGGCCGAGCTGGTACGAACCCTGCGTCGTGGGCAGCACCGGGACCGTCGGGCCGGTAGGCAGCCCGATCCCTTCCCGGCTGGCCGCCGCCCCTTCGTTCTTGTCGTGGAGAGCGGCTGCGTCCGCGGTGGCCTGACCCTGCATGGCGGTGAAGGCGTTGTTCAACGCGTCGGCGGCGGCCAAGGCAACAATCGCCGACAACGGCTTGAGCCCGAGGGCGACCTGGGCGACGAGCGTGGTGGCGAACACCTGACCGGATGTCTGGGCGACGGTCTGGACCTCGCCGGGCAGCTTGTTGAGCTCCAAAGCTGTCTCGTCGGTCGCGGTTTTCCCCGCCGCGGCCATCGTGGCCGCGAAGCTGTCGAAGGCGTGGCCGCTACTCGCCGCGACCTGCGCCACCAGGCCGGCCTGGGCGGGACCGAGCTGGGCCAGCATCCCTTCGACGGCGGCGCCGCCGGGGCGGGTGCCGACCAGCGCCAGGTTCGTCATCCACGCCAACGTGGACTTGGTGTTCGCCGCCACGCTCTTCTGGTACTCGGCCATCGACAGGCCGGTCTGCACCTTGGTGTTCTCGATCGCCGTGGCCCGCTTGTCTTCCGCCGCCACCGTGGCGTCCGCCGCCTTGTTCTCCGCGGCCTGTTGCGCGTCGAGGTTCTTCACCCGCTGGTCATGCGCCGCCTTCGATGCTTTCCCGGTGATGAACTCGCCGTCGAGGGCGGCCTTCTCGGCTGTGTGGCGGGCGTCGAGCGCGTCCCGCTGCGCTTTGGCCTGCTCCCGGACCGAATCGGCCGACGCCTTGGCCCCGGTTTTCGAGGCGTCCTGCGCCGCGGTGAGCGCGGCGGCGTACACCTTGATCGGGTCGGCGGCAGCCTCGAATGCCGCCGTCACATCCTTCTGGATCTGCACCGCTTCCTCGACGGACACGCCGTAGCCGGTCCACCCTTTGGTGGCGGCGACCTGGGCGGCGTACACGTCGTGGAGCTTCCCTGTGGTGTCGTCGAGGGCGCCGGTCAGGTCGATCTGGTTGGCGGCAGCCAGGGCCTTCACCGCGTCGGTGCTGATCCCCAGCTGCTGCGAGGACGTGCCGACGTTCTGGTTGTACTGCTTCAGGCTGGCCAGGGCTTGGTCCTGGGCGGCCAGGAGTGTCTTGTGGTTGGCGACGTTGTCGGCGATGACGTTCGGGGCCGTCGGGTTGAACCCTTCGCCGATCCCGCCGAGGACCCGTTTGGCTGTCCCCCCGAAGCTCTTGTACTGCGCCTCGTTGGCGGCCAGGGCGTCAGAGATGCGTTTCGCTTCGGCGACGAGCCCATCGCCGGTCTTCAGGTCGAGCCCGGCGGACAGGCTGGCCTTGAACTCGTCGGCGTGCTTCTTGTTGTTCATCAGCTCGGTGGCCAACGCCCCGAACCCGATGACGGCGGCTCCGACACCGGTGGCAGCCAACGCCAGGTTCAGGACCCCCATCTCGGCGGCGAGCTCGACGACCTTCCCGATCATCAGGCCGATCGTGACCGTGACCTTCTCGAAGTTGAGCGCGGCGAACGCCGCGACCGACGTCCAGATCGCCGGGACCAGCGACAGGGTGTAGGCGCCGGCGGCGGCGATGACGAACCCCTTGTGGTCCTTCAGGAATCCGCCGACGGTGGTGACCACCCCGCCGGCTTTCTCCAGCGCCGACAGCAGCGGCGGGCCGACCGCTTTGGCCACGTCGGCGACCCCGCCGGCGAACGACTGGACGGTCGGCATCGCGTCCTTGGCCACAGAGGCGGACCAGTTCTCGATCGCCGTCTTCGCTTTCCCGATCGCTCCCGGCAGGGTCTTCCCGTACGCCTCTGCCGACCCGCCGAACTCCTTGGTCAGCTCGGCGAGGATCACCTTCTGGGCCGACATGACATCGCCACTCGCGACGAACGCGCCGATCGACGCCTTCTGCTGGTCGGTGAGGAGCACACCGACACGGCGCAGCGCCGTCACCCCGGCGATCGGGTCCTGAAGGGCTTTGCCCACCTGCATCGACGCCGCCTGGAGGTCCTCACCCAACGCCACCGACATGTTCAGCGCGGCTTTGGTGGCCTGGTCGAACACATCGTTGCCGGCCCCGACACCGTTCTTGATGTTCGTGAAGGTGAGGAGGAGGTTTTCGCCGCCCTGGACGACCTCGTCGTCGACGCCCGACAGCTTCGCCAGGCTGTCGGCCATGGTGTGGACATGGACAGCCGAGACCTGCGCCGCGCCACCCGTCGACATGATGGCGGCGGCGGTCTGCGCCGCCGCGACCTGTTCCTCACCGAGGCGTTTGACGGCCTCGGTGGCGAACGCCACCACGCTCGTGGCCACCCCCGCCATCCCCGCCGCGGCCGCCACACCCGAGCTGGAGATCCCGGACAGTTTCCCCTCGAGCTTGGCGAAGACGCCCTCGGTGTTCTGCGCGCCCTGTCCCGCCTCGGCAAATCCCTTCTTCAGGCCGGTGGTGTCGCTCAGGAACCGGAGGACGACCGATCTGTCGGCCATCAGGCCTCGATGGTGGCGGCGAGCCGGTCGAGGACGGAACGCAGCGCGTTGGCGATGGGAGCTTTGTTCCGGTCGAACGATTCGTGCATGACCTGGTGCGGCTTGATGTTGTGAGGGCCGCGCTGGCCGGGGCGTGGGCCGGTCCCCCAGTAGACGGCCTGGGCGTAGGGGGTGCGGGCCGTGCCGAGAACGACCTGGGCGGCGGTCTGCGTCGAGCGGGCCCTGAGCGTCCCGGCGAGTTTCCCGGACCGGACCGGGATGTGGCGGCGGGCGTCGACCACGATGATGTTGGCCACCTCGTTGAGTCCCTTACGTAGCTCGCTTGGCAGGCGGCCTTCCGCTGCCTTGAGGGCGTTGCGGAGTTCGCGGATGCCGGTCACCTGGATGGTCCACGCCACGTTCCACCTCTTTTCGTCCGAAAAATGGTCACAACGGGTCATGGTGTTGCGGGTGGCGGCCGGCGCATCGTGAAAGCCGACCATCGAACCGAGAGAGGTAGCGAGATGCAGAGGGCCACCCGGGCGATGACCACCGATGAGCACGAGCGGTGGATGCGCCGCACCATCGACCGGGTCATCGGCGCTGTCCTTGTCGTGGGTATCTCCGGCGGGCTGCTGTTCTACTTCCACACCCGCTCGGTCAACGGCGACCGGCACGCCCAGCAGACGGCCTGTGTCGATCTGGGCCGACCCGCCGACTGTTAGGCCGGGCGGAGCACGACCCTGACGCCTTTCTCGCCGTCAGGAACTTTGCTGGCCGCGGTGCTGATGGCGGCGCAGCCGTAGCAGCGGATCGGTGTCGCTTCGAATGTCGGGTCGGGCCGGTGGCGGCCACGCCCGTCGATCCAATCGGTTTCGCTCGTGCCGCAGTCGGGGCACACCGCCGCCGTGGCGGCCAGCCAGGCCAGCACCTTGTCCTGGTCGTCGTCGAGCCACAGCGGTTCGCCGGGTCTGGGCCACGGCCGGCCTAAGAAGAGGCTGTGGGGGATGCCACGGTCGGCGCACCATCCGATTTCGGCGCGGTAGGCGCCGTCCCGCTCGAGTCTTTTCCCAGGTCGAGTGTCACCCGCCGGCTGTTGACCTCCACCGCCGCCGAGAACAACGCCGAGAGTTCCGCCAGGTTCCAGTCCGGGCTTTCCCACAACTCGGCGACTTCAGCGAGGGTCATCTTCGGTTCCTCGAGGCTGGCGGCGACCACCGCCGGCGGGAACGTGTACGCGTTGTAGTTGAGGTCGCCGCCGGCTGCTTTCGCCTCGACGATCTGATCGGCGACCGGCGGGTGGGCCCGGACCAGCTCGTCGTAGGCGACATGGCCGATGGCCCGGAACCGCAGGGTGACCACGGCGTCGTCGGTGGCGGCCTGGGCGCGCAGACCACCAAGCTCCTCCTTGGCTGCCCACACCGCCGCCTGAGCGTTCTCGTCGTCGGGGCTGAGCCGCAACCGGGCTTCGGCTTCGTCGACTTTCCATTCGGCGTCGCGGACCGCCTGGGCGGCATCCGGATCCAACACGACCTCGATGACCTTCGTGGCCCGCTTCTTCTTGGACCTGAGGTGGTCGGCGGTGGCGGGACGGGCCATCGATCAGGACCCTGCCGCCGGCACCACGGCCTCCTGCTCGGGAGCTTCGGTGATCGCGAACGCCGCCTGGAACTTCGCCGCTTCGTTGCTCATCGTCCACTGGTCGTTCACGCCGGTGGAGATGGCCGGCCACACCTCGGCCCGCAGACCCGGGGTGTCGCCGTAGGGGAAGAACACGAGGAATCCTTCGGTGCCCTTGACGAGCGCGTCGCGGATGGCGTCGTCGGCGTCGTCGTCGTAGAAATCGAGGGTGGACGTCGGCGACGTGTCCTCGCCGGGGATCTGCGTCGTGAACGTCGTGGACAGCTTCGGGGTCATGATCGGCGAGTTCGAGAACTGGAACCCGTTGATAGCGGCGACCGCCGGCGTGAGGTCCGTCCCGGCGGTGACCTCCGCCCGCGACGGTGCGGTGAGCGAGGCGACGGTGGGACAGAAATGGATCTCGCTGAGTCCCCTGCGGAAGAAATCGGACATGGGGCGTACCTCTCCTCTGGTCGGCTTACTGGGTGGGGCGGAACCGGCGGTCCTGGCGGCGGACCTCGACGTGGCAGGTCGCCACCCACGCCGGACGGGCGTAGGCGGCCGGCAGGTCGTCGCTGTGGGAAATCTCCCAGTCGACCGATCCCCAGTGGGCGGCGAGGAGCACATCGACTTCGGTGACGATGTCGCGGGCGGCGAGCTGGGCCGCGGCAGCGTCGACTTCGGCGTCGAACACGATCCGCACCGCGAACACCCACGAGGTGGCGGTGAGACGGGCGTCGGCGACGGTGAGGAGGACCGGTTCGTCGAGGTCGGCGATCCGACCTGGGCCCGGGTCGTAGTCGAGGGCCATGGTGATCCCGTCGACCGCGACCTGGCCGCCGGGGGCGAGCGTGTCGAACAGCTCGGCGATCGCCCCGGCCGGCGTGTCCCTGGCCATCAGGACCCTCCGGCCACGTCGGCGCGGACGGGGGCCCGGCGGATGAGCCGAACGACGAGATGGTGGGGACCCGCCGGGGAGCGGGCCACCACCGGCGGGGCGGCCACCTCGTAGGTGACGTCGTCGACGACGACCAGGTCGAGCGTGTCGATCGTCACGTCGGGGAGGAGGAACAGCTCCCAGTCGGACAGGACCACGTCGCCGTCGCGGACCGAGTCGGTGACCGCGGTCTGCTCGAGCCGGCCGGGATGGTCGGACCACGCGGTGGTGCCGGCGGTGGGGATCCCCTGCGAACCGGTCTCGTCGAACGCCCGGCGGCCGACGGAGACGGTCTGGGCGAGGAGACCTTGGAGGCTCATCGGACGTTCACCTCCTGGCGGGTTTCGTCGAGCAGGGCCCGCATCGCTGGGCGGCCGGCCCGGGCCGCCCGGACGTACCGGCCGAGGAGTTGCCTCGAGGCGGGTGATCCGACGCCGCGGGACAGGCGGGGCGCCGGCGGATGGTGGAGGTGCCACAGCGGGGCGGTGCCCCGCCACGCCGTCCCACACAGGGTGGTCAAGGCGAGCGCCCACGATTCGTCTTCCTGGCCGAACCCTTCGAAGCGGGGGTCGAGAGGCACGTCGAGGTAGGTGGATCGGGGCAGGACGACGATCCCTCCGCCTGCGAAGCCCTGGTAGGGCCGCTGGGCCCGGCCGCCGGTGGATTCGGCGGTGGCGCCGTCGTAGACGGCGGCGGTGGCCGCCTCATCGAGGCGGTGCACCAGCCGGTGGGGGATCCCCCAGGGTGCTCCACCCTCGACGGCGGCTGCTCCACCCTCGACGGCGGCCACAGCTTGGCCGACACCGACGCAGAGGCAGTCGGCGTCGGCCACCACCAGGATCTCCCCGGTGGAACGGCGGGTGGCGTCGGCGACCGCCACGGCTTTACGCCACGGGCCCGGGCAGGTCCCTTCGACCAGGTCGTAGCCCTGCGAGCGGTACCAGGCGACGACATGGTCCCGGGCCCGCACCCGCCACGGCTCGTCGGACGTGAACGGGATCAGCACGGAGACGGTCATGCCGCGACCTCGCTCGGGTGGGCGGCCCGTTCGAGTTCCGCCCGGTAGAGCGGCTCGAGCGCCGCCCAGCTGTGGGTCTGGGCCCACGTCCGGGCGGCGGCCTGCAGGTCGGCGACCTCGGCCCGGTCGCCGGCGAGCCGGTCGATGACCGCCGCGACGTCGACGGGGTCGGGGTCGTGGATGCGGACGGGTCCGCCGGGGGTGCGGATCGTGGTCCCCGCCCGGCAGCGGACGGGGCAGATCGGCCACGTCGACCGGTTGGGGTCGCAGTCGGTCATGACGACGGCGAGACCGGCGGCCATGGCCTCCTGCACCGGGAGGGACAGCCCGCCGTAGCGGCGGGGCAGGACCAGGACGTCGGCGTCGTCGTAGAGACTCCAGTGGTCGGCGGTGCCGCCCACGTCGACTCTCAGGGGAAGGTGGCGGGGGATCCCCGCGACATCAGGGATCTGCCGGTCCTGGGAGGTGACCCGGACCGAGACGGCGCCGTGGAGGCGACGGAGCGCTCGGAGGAAGGCGATGGTGCCGTTGCGGTCGCTGGTGGTCCGATGGCCGGCGACGTGCAGGATCCGCAGCGGCCCCGCCGGCTCGGCTGGGGGGTGGGCCTGGTCGGCGGCGACGGGGGCGGGCACCACCCGGGCGTCGGGGATGGTGTCGAGCCGCCACGAGGTCGGTACCCACACGACGTCGGGTGAGGGGAGCCGCGGTTCGGTGAGGTGCCGGTGGAATTCCGGCATGGCGTACAGGACGGTGCGGCATCCGGCGGCCCGGGCGACGTCGTAGGCCCGATGGTCGTAGGCCGTCTCGTAGAAGACGGCGACGTCGAGACCGTCGAAGAAGCGGCCCATGACCGTCTCGTCGATGAGCCCGCCGTTGAAGGGGACGACGGTGGCGTCGGGGTAGCGGCCGAGGTGCTGGGTGAAGCGGTGGGCGTTGGGTCCCATGTCGACGACGAGGGTGCGGTCGGGTCGTATGTGGGTGTGGAAGTCGTGGGTGAGACGTCCGAGGCCCCGGTCGTCGGCCCGGGCGCCGAAGAGACCGATTCTCATGGCGCCGGCCACAGCCGGTAGAGCCGTTCGGGGACGAGGCAGCAGTGTTCGTTGAGCGCTTTGAGGGCCCACAGCTGGGAGGTGTAACAGGCGATCGCCGCCTCCTTCCGTTCCAGGGGGCCGGTGCCGACGAACCCGAGTTCGGGGCGGTGACCCATCCCTTTCCACCAGGCCAGCGCTTCGGGGACCTCCTCGGGGAACAGCACCCGGTACGGCATGTCCTCGTAGATCCACGCCTCGATGTTGTGGGTGGCGACCAGCCGTTGGAAGGCGCGGCGGGTGGTGTGGTGATCTTCGTGGATCAGGCCGAGGGGGCCGATCAGCAGCGTCGGCGCGACGTCGGCGGTGACTGCGGCGAGGGCGTCGACGATGGCCGCTTCGTTGGTTGGCTGGCCGTATTGGTGGTCGGGGAAGTCGAGCCATGCTGCGTGGGCGGCGAGACTCTGGAGCGCCGTCCGGTCTTCGTCTCGGCGGGCGGCCACGGCCAGCTCGGCGCTTTCGAAGCCGCAGTCGTGGTCATACGTGGTGAGCATCGTGCACCTCTTCGGGACGCCGGAGAAGACGGTGGCGACCGTCATATCCGGACGGCCGGCCATGACCTGGCCGACCGACAACACGGCATCGTCGAGGTGGGGGCTGACGACGAGGGCCGGTTGCATCAGACGGTGACCATCGACCCGACCGTGGCAAGGACAGCGGTCATCCGGTGGGCATAGGTGTGGTGGGCGGCGACGTGAGCGCGGCCGGCAGCGCGGATCGCCTCCCGTTCCGGAACGTTGTTCAGGTAGTGGTCGACGAGGCGGAGCATCTCGTCGAAGTCGCCGAGGGGGTAGGTGACGAGGTGTTCCCGGTCGGCGTATTGCGTCCCATCGGTGACGCCGGGGACGTGGGGGTGGACGAGGAGGCCGCCCCGCCCGATCGTTTCCGGCACGCGATCACTGACGTATTTTCGGGAGTCGCCGACGAGGCAGGAGTCGCCGACGACGACCTTGGCGGTGGCGTAGAGCTCGGCGAGGTCACGGCCCCTCACCGCCTGGCCCCGCCGCGGCCAGATCCCGAACCGCTGGCCGTAGCGGCGCTGGAGCCTCTTGACGAGCTCGTGGCGGTACGGCGCCCACCCCGGATGGGGGTACGGCGAGCTACCAACGAACACCACATCCTGAGGCCACCGCCGAGGGTTCGGAGGCACCTCGCCACATTCAGCCGCGTAGACGGCGGGTGGTAACCACATGTGATTGATCCCGGCGGCGGCCCATTTCTCGACTTGGTCATCAGGCGTCACCACCAGATCCAGTCGAAAATACGGTTCCGTGTGGATCTGGTACTCCCGCTCAAGTCCCCACCATCGATCAAGGTGGTAAAAAACGCTGGGGGTGCCCGCCTTGCGGACGCTGGCAATGGCGGCGGAACAGGCATCGTGGGGAACATCCCAAGTCCTAGTCCACATCCAGAGATCGGCGCCAGCCTGATCGATGACATCGGGAAGCGCTGCCCAATCGACCTCGTTCTCCTGGAGGCGGACCACGCGATGGCCGAGCGATTCGAGGCTCGCCGCTACATGCACCTCGGTGCAGAAAGGTCTTGAGAAGT